CTACACAATAACTTCTGGAGTTTCATCAACTTATTCTTCAGGGACATTGACAATAACTAGCGCTATAGCTGCTGGAGCAACAATTGTTATTACTATAACTTGCTCAACGACTAGACCATTAACAGATGGAGCTGGAACTTTAGCTATACCACTAACAGCAACTTACTCTCCGACCAATTCTACTACAGCTACCCCATATTTGCAATATCCTACTTTTACGTTAGAAAAGGTAGCTAGGCAGAATGATGGTACTACAAATATACCAGCTAATACAAACTTGGCTTACAATACTACGTTTATATATTTACTTCGTGTAAGAAATACAACTAGTAATCTATATTCTTCTGACACAGTATTAACTGACGTATTGCCTTCAAACCTTACATTTAATAGTTTTTATACACCTTTGCCTTCGGGATGGACATCTAATTATAATTCAGCCACCCGTACAGTAACATTCAGAAAGTCTGGTGTACTTCACGATTCAATATTCAATACGTTTATATCGTTAGGAATAAGAGTTGTAGCTTCTACAGAAAATGTTTCTTTAAGTAATAATTTTACAGCTTCTGGCGTTGGAATAAATAGCAAAACAAGTGATAATTTTAATTTGACTATAGGGTATAATACATCGCCCGTGCTAACTTCTCAAGGATATTCTACTTGTTCATCTTGCTTCACATATACTGTTTTTAGGGATACTAATGTTAATTCCGCGACATATAATCAATACTATGTAAATGGGTCACCTGTTGGGAATATAGCGCCTTCAAATGGGGCTTGCGATTATTCGTCTCAATACGAAAATACAGGGCAAATTTATTGCTCAGGATGTAGTTCGTATTTTGTTTTTGCTCACAATTATACAGAAAAGCCGTGCTACACAGGCGACCCGTATCAAGTAAATGGCGTTGGGTATTCTTACAACCCAGCAAATGGGGCTTGCAATACATCTCCAGATTACGGCTCTGCTTCAATTGGTATTATGTGCCTTGATTGTGAAGAATATACCGTTCATCAAAATATAAATGAATGCTATAAAGGGACTCTGCAATATTTTTCTAACGGAAACTATTATGAGTCAAATCCTACAACAGGGGCTTGCGTCTCCACTCCAAATTATCAAATGTATATTGGACAGACTTGCATAGACTGCATAACATATTCTGTCTATAAAAATGTAAGCACTTGTTTTTTCGGTAATCAATACATTGTAAATGGTGTTACATACGGAAATAAGCCTACACTTGGAGCTTGCGACTATACTCAAAACATACAAAGTCAAGGATATAGCACTTGCTCTGGATGTCAGACATATACGGTATTTAGAGATATTGCAACAAACTGTTCTCCTACTAAAAATCATTATTTTGTAAATGAAGTTGATGTTGGCTTATCTGCACCAAGTAATGGGTCTTGCGTAACATCTCCATATCTGGAATTTCAGGGTTATAATACTTGCATAAGCTGTGTGCCATATCCTGTATATAAAGATACAAGAGAGTGTTCTTCTACATATAATCGTTACTTTGCAAATAACACAGATTTAGGTACTGCGGCGCCTTCTTCTGCAGATTGCGCGTGTTGCGAAGAAATATCTGTGTCAAATAACAGCGGAAGCGATGTTTATATCGAGTGGCTTCCTTGTTCGGCAGGAAGCAATACAAGTTATTGGTTGCAAAATGGAGAAACTATTTATTTTTGTAGAAACACAAATGCCTCATTTAATATTGGAAATTTAGACTACGCTGTAGGTGGTGTATGTTCTTACAATGGATACACAATCTTTACTACATAGTTTATAAAAAAAACATTTGCTATATTTGCATTAACCAAACAATATACAATGAACAAATTTCTAACTATCGTTAAGGCTTGGGGAACGGCTATGTTCCATACAGAAGAGCAAAAGGCACTTGCAGATGAAAGAATGAAAGTCTGTGAACCTTGTGAAATGTTACAAGAAGTAGATGTCAAATCAGTAACAGGCTCAATCGTAAACAATTATTTTCAATGTGGTGCTTGCGGATGCCCTATTGCGGCTAAAATCTACACATCCTCAGATGTACCTAAAGAACAAAAATGCCCAAGAGGTAAATGGGATAAATAACAATTTAAATATACAATAATGGCAAAATTTATTAAAATTATAACAAAGTCCGACGGAGCATACATAAGAAGTTGGATTGCAGCAGATAGGATTGTTCAGATTTCTCAAAATTCAATTACACAAGAAGGGAATGACGAGGGTACTTGTGTTTTTGTCGATGGAACTACTATACCGATTGTAGCTGTATCAAAAACTATTGATTCAATTAATCAACTATAATAACCAAGCAATGGCACAAATTACATTAAAACTACACGAGATTCTTACGCTAGAAGCAGAGCTTAACGGCTTTGTAAATCCTCAGACAGGGGTTAAAATTTTGGATGGATTCTTAAAAGAGAAGTTAACTTTAGGGTTAAAATATAGACTAACAAAATTATCCGAAGAGTTAAAAAAGGAGAAAGAAACTCTAGCTAAATTCCAAAATGATTTAGTTCGTGAATATGGCGAAGAGGAAGATGGCAATATTAACCTAGAGCCATTTATTGGAGAAGGGGACGAAAAGAAAATGAACCCTAAGTTTGTTGAGTATCAAGAGAAGTATTCCGAACTATTAAATGAGGATAAGGAAATCGAATACACTCCTATCCCTCTTTCTGTTTTGGAAACTATTGAAAGCAATGAGAATTATTTGATTTTATTTAAACTAATTGAGGACTAATGACTGACAGCCAACTAATTCTGTTGGGAGTTGTTATTGGGGCGATAGAGTTAACCTTTGTCGCCCTTTTAACATATCTTATTTGGCAGAAACGGAAAGACTTAGATATTACATATAAGAAGATTTTGCGATAAATAAATTATCGGTTATCTTTACTAGGTAATATTTTAAACAATGCACGAACATCATTATAGCGAAGGTATAGCAAACATCACGATTGCAATTCTAGGTGCAGCAATTTCAATTGCTAACATTCAAGCTATGGTTAGCATTATTGCAGGAACAGTAGCAATTATATCAGGTATTTCAGCGGCACGATATTACATCTTACAGGGAAATGAAATCATCAAAAAAAGAAAGAAATCTTAAAGATTTTATTTCGTACAACAATCAGTATTCCCACACTCGCCTAATATCTCTTGTAGGCTCAGCAATAGTTTTTATTATGTTTATTTTGAACCCATTAAACGATGGGCTTCAGAACATTGTACTTGGAATACTAGCAGCTTCATTAACAAATGCAACAATAAGTAAATTTTCAAGCGAACCTAAACAAATAGAATATGTCGAAGATAACCAAAATCAGCAAGAAGGGTCTTGACTTGATTAAAAGCTTTGAAGGATTGAGTTTGAAGCCATATTTATGCCCTGCAAAAATTCCTACTCTTGGATATGGAAACACCTTTTATCCTAACGGAATTAAAGTTAAAATGACCGACCCTTCGATAACCGAAGAAAAAGCAAGTGAAATGTTATTGGCAATATTAAAACATTACGAGACAGTTGTTGACAGTTATGTTCGAGATGATATAAATCAGTCTCAATTTGATGCATTGGTATCATTTGCTTATAACTGCGGAATAGGCAACTTAAAGTCATCCACTTTATTGAAGAAAGTTAATGCAAATCCTAAAGATGAAACAATTGTAGGAGAATTTATGAAATGGAATAAAGGAGGAGGGAAAGTTTTATTAGGATTAACTAAGCGCAGAACAGCAGAAGCAAACCTTTATTTTTCATAATATGAGATATTCAATTATTATAATCGCCGCATTTTTGCTGCTATTAAGTTCTTGTAAGCATACGCAATCGGTGTCTTCGAATAAAGAGACGTCGAAACTAGAAACACTTGTCCAGTACAGGGAAGTAACAAAGCTGCTTCCTCAGAAAGATTCAATTGTTATATTTAACCCCTGCGACAGCTTGGGAATAATTAATAAGTTTTACGCACAAATATCTATACCAAATGGCAAAGTTAAAATCCAAAGCAAAAATAATCACCTTGTGGCATCTGTTGATGTGGATGAGACTGTATCGGTTAGCGATTCCGTACAAAGCCGTTCAACTGAGAGAAGCACTTCTACAATGGAAAAAGTCGTCGTAAAAAATATTATACCTACATGGATAATTGTTGCTTTATTTATTGAAACTATGATTATTTTACTTTACCTTTATTTCAAGATAACATTCCTGAGATAATGGCAAAAGCAATTGCAACTGCAACATTTAAACCTAGAGTTAAAAAGAGCAACAAAGGGGTTCACGCTAAGACAAAATCGTCAGCATCGAAAAGCTCAAAGAACTATAAAAAACCATATATCGGTCAAGGAAAATGATAGACGAAGGTACATATACTGAATGCCCAATTAGTCAACAGGAGTTGGCTATTGAGGATAAGTTGCAATTATTGCTAGATACGCTTGAAGCTATTAAGGACTCTTCAGCTCCAACATTTGCTCTTCAACTTAAAATTATGACTAAGATTGAAGATTTGATAGACCGACTTTAATTGTGTGTTTATTTTGTTTTGTTTGAGAACCCCTGACCAAAAATAGTCGGGGGTTTCTTTTTGTAAATAATTCTTAATTATTTTTTCTATCTTTGATGCAAAATAAATCATTCATAGGATGGCTATATTAATAAAAGATGCGCACGATTTTATTCGAATGCAAATCAAAAAGAATAAGATGGGATTTGTCTCTCCTGAAGATATAGACCGCGCAATTAATCGTGGTGTATCTGATTGGATGAGTGCAGTTGTTTATAAGTATAAAAAGACTGGGAAGTATTCTTACGACCACTTATTTGTTAAAAGAAAAGATTATGCAGTAACTAGTTCTAATGCTGGTTTAATGGATATGCCAACGGATTATACTGAGGCGTTAACTGTGTATGTATTGAACAATGGAATATTAACTGAAGGCACTATTTATTCTTGGGACGAGTTCCTAGAGATTCAAAACAGTAATATCTTAGCTCCTGTATTAGCTTATCCTGCAGCTACAATTTATGTTGCTGAGGCAGGAACTGCAAAGATTCAGTTCAAACCAACACCTCCTTCATCTGGAACTACATATACATTCACATTGGTATATATGAGAAAACCAGCAGCAGGTGTTTATAAGTACACTGTATCTGGCACAACAGGAACAATTGCATACAACCCTACTGGTTCTGTAGACTTAGATATTGACGACAGATATTTTTCAGATATCTTAACTCGTGCATTAATGTATTTAGGCATTAGCTTACACGATACTGATACGACTTCAACGGAACAAATTAAAGATAATAATCAACGTACAGACGAACGATAATGAGTACTAAGAATATACTTGCCGAGCAAATACAAAGATTGTATGCTCGTTTTATTGACAAGGATAACGTATCTGACGTAATTGATTTGCGTGAGATTAAATTGTTACTTGTTCAGTCAATCAATAAGATATTAAAGCTGCAGGTTGCTGAATCGTTTAAAGCGGGTCAGGTAGATGTACCTAAGTGTAACTTGCTTGAATATACTTGTGCTGTGACATCGGAGTCGGGCAATAATCGCTCATACATTACGTTGCCTGCAATTCCATTAACTCTTCCTTTGGATATGGGTATATGGTCTATTGCCGCTTCCAATGCCGCTTTAACCCCGTACATTCCAATTCCAGCACAAGATATCATTGTATTTCAGGGAACTAATGTTGCTGCACTTGAGCAGCAGATTGGTTACTACATTCAAGGAAAGAAAATTTACTTTACAAAAGATATTACGCTATCAGCAAATGGTTCGATAACATCTGTGATTGTAAACCTTCTTGTTTCAGACTTCAGCCAAATTGGAGATAATGATTTATTGCCTATATCTCCAGAGGTAGAGGCTGTTGTTATTGAAGATGTTTTAACGGCAATTAGTGGAGGCAAGGTCGCTCAGATAGAATTACAGAGTAAACAAAGTCAGCAGCAATAATGAAAACTAAATCATTAAATACCATAGTAAGAGAGGCGTTGTTAGACAACAACCTCCCTTTGCATTATTACTCAAGATACTTGCATCACGGCTTACGTATTGTAGACGAATTGTCTATGGACTTTGATATGGGTAATATCAAAATGATTGAGCTTGATGTAACTTCTTATCAGCGCGCTATTTTGCCAGCAGACTTTGTTGACTTTATTGACGTATCTGCTAAGCACGGAGAGCGCTTACTTCCAATGGAAAGAGAGCGGACATTAAATAAGAACTACAACTACGATGAGTCTGGCAATAAGATTCCATTCATCTCAGGATTAAGCGTTAACTACGATGCAGAAATAAACTACAACTTAATCTCAGGTAGTAACAATATGAACACTCGTGGTGAGCTTGTTGGTCGCTACTATGGTCGTAAGCGCGCGCCAAAGTTGACTTTCGATATTGACACTAAGAATAGCGAGATTGTATTTAGTAATGGAATGATTCTAAGTAAGGTTACGCTAACATATATTACATCAGCAGTTTCTCGCTCATCAGCAAATCTAGTTACACCATACGCTACAGACGTTGTCGTTAGCTATATTAATATGATGGCTGCTAAGGCGGAAAACTCGACATTAGGAAAGTATCAGTTGTTAAAGCAAGATTTTGATAACGCGCGTAGAAAGTTCAGAGCAAGAATGAATGCTATGGATTACGCAGAGATTATTGGTTCTATCAGAAATGGAATTTACGGTAGTCTTAAGAACTAACATTTAACAACGCTCATTTTAACATTTAACAAATGGCAAAGGTAACTCTCTCAGCGTCAGGAGGTTTGAATACAGATACAGACCCAAACAATTTACCGCAAGGTGATTATATTGCAGCAAATAATATAATCGTAGGTGCTGGTAAAGATGGAGGTGCTGGGGCTATTAAGATGCTTGAGTCTATTAAGACAACAGGCATTAGCTTTACAGGTGATATTAAAGCGACGTTCTTAAATAGCGATGGCTCTATATACGTTTTGATGAGAGAAGCTTCGGGAGGTTCAACAGCAAGCATTTATAAAATCCCTTCAAGTCTAGCTTCTAAGGAATTGGTTGTAACGTATGCTCACGGCATCACAACTGATTTCGTGCCTGATTTAACTGTAGTTGGTACATCAGTAGTTTGGAACTATGCTG